GCGAGATCATCCTCGGCGATCCGAGCGGCGACGCCAAAGGCAAGGGAAAGAAGACCGTCTGGGCGCAGCTCGACGACCTCCTGAAACGTCCCTGGAAACACGAGTCCGGGGCGACCCTCCAGATCGACACGACGTGCGTCGACTCCGGCGCGCACACCGATGCCGTCTACCGATTCTGCAAGCCGCGCTACGGATTCCGGGTGTTCGCCACGAAGGGCTACTCGGGACCTGGCCACCCAATCGTCAACCATAAGCCATCCACGAACAATCGGCTCCGCGTGCGACTCTTCTTTGTCGGCACCGACGCCGCGAAGGACTCCATCTATGGGCGGCTGAAGACGGCGACGCCTGGGCCGCGCTATCTGCATTTCCCGCTCGAGGCCGACGAGGACTACTTCGACCAGCTCGTTTCCGAGAAAGTCGTCAAGGAGCTGATCAACGGCCGGTGGCGCCGGTCCTACAAGCTGCCGCGCGGGAAGCGAAACGAGGTGCTGGACTGCGAGGTCCTCGCGCTCGTGGCGCTCGAGCTCGCGAGCGTGCGGAAGGAATATCTCGGCCAGCTTGCCCAACGGCTCGGGCGGCAGGCCCCGCCGCCGGCGCCCGCAGCGCCCGCCGAGTCATTGGCCCAGAAGCGGACCAGAGAGCTACGCCAGGGACCGAAGAAGCGCAGTTGGATCGACGGTTGGAAAGGCTGATATTGTTCGCGGGTCACGCGCGTTGTAATGTAGAGACCAGCCACGTCACGTCCCTGGGGACTCGTTCCCCGGGGACTTTTTTCTTTGGGGGCCACTCTGCACAACGAGACGCCGACTAGCGAACCAACAGTCGTCCGCGCCGGCGATACCTGGAAGTGGCGCAAGAACGCCGGCGACCACACCCCTGCGGCGGGGTGGATGCTCAAGTACGCCTTCCACAACGTGGCCTCAGCCGCGGCGGCCAATACCCGCTTGCTCAAGACGGCCACCGCTAATGCCGACAATATCAACTGGGACGTCAATGTCCTTGCGTCCGACACGTCGCCATTGCTGCCGGGCAATTGGAAGTGGCAGGCCTTCGTCGAAAAGGGCGTGGAGCGGTATACGATCGACGTCGGGACCTTCGTCGTCGAGCCGGATCTCAACGCCGCAGCCGCCGGATCCCAGCAGAGCCAGAACGAGAAGATGCTCACCGCGATCCAGTCGGTGCTGTCGGGGCGCGCGACGAACGACATCGAGTCTTATCAGATCGCTGGCCGCGCGGTCAACAAGATCCCGATCGCCGAGCTCGTGAAGCTTGAGAACATGTACATCGCCAAGGTGCGCGCGGAGCGGAACCCCGGCCAGTTCGGGGTGATCCATGAGACGCATTTCGTGAGACCGTCGTGACGACTCGCAAGCTGCCCTGGTGGAAACGCGCGATCCTGAAGCTCGCGAAGCGCGCCGTCGTGGGCCTCGAGGGGATCGGCGGCGCGTCATCGGGATTCGCCGGCGCGCGGTGGACGAGGCTGCTGCTCGACTGGGTGATGATCAACCTGTCCGCCGATCGGGAGATCCAGACCGACCTGCCGGCGCTGCGCGCGCGCGCGCGCGAGCTCGTCCGCAACAACGCCTATGCGAAACGCTTCCTGCAGCTGCTGCGCGCCAACGTCGTTGGCCCGCACGGTATCCGGTTGCAGACGCGGATCCGCTCGGCCGAGGGTCGCCCGTTCGATTCGGTGAACGTGGCGATCGAGGATGCGTGGGCTGCTTGGGGCAAGGTCGGCGTCTGCACGGTCGACGGGAAATACTCCTGGCGCGACGCACAGGGCCTCATCGCGACGACGCTCGGCCAGGACGGCGAGTTCCTTATCCGCCTGGTGCGCGGCTTCCCGAACGACTTTGGATTCGCCCTGCAGTTCATCGATGCCGATCTCCTCGACGTCGCCTACAATCGCCCGGCGGGCGATGGCGTCAACGAGATCCGGATGGGGATCGAGATCGATGCGTGGGGGCGACCTGTCCAGTTCTGGCTCTGGAAGCGGCACCCGTCCGAGTCGGGGCGGGATCAGGAGCGCAAGCCGGTGGCGGCCGCCGACATTATCCACGGCTTCGTGCCGCTCCGGGTCAGCCAAACGCGCGGCGTGCCCTGGTTCCATCCGGTCCTCGTCGACCACAAGATGCTCGGGGGCTATCAGGAAGCCGAGCTCGTCGCATCCCGCAGCGCGGCGGCGAAACCGGTCTACTACACGGTAGATCCGGAGAAAGCAGGGCAGACGACCAGCCTCGACGAGACGGTCGACACCGTTCCCGAGGAAGTCTCGCCAGGTCTCGCGCATGAGCTGCCGCCGGGGTACGACGTGAAGGCCTTCGATCCGACGCACCCCAACGCCGCGTACAAGGATTTCGTGTCCGGCATCCTGCGGTCGATCTCGGCCGGGCTCGGTGTGTCGTATCACTCGCTCGCGAACGATCTCTCCGGTGTGAACTACTCGAGCGCGCGCGTCGGCGAGCTCGCCGATCGCGATGAGTGGCGCTCGTTGCAGCAGTGGATGGTCGAGCACGTGCACGAGCGGATCTATACCGAGTGGCTGAAGATGGCGCTGCTCGCCGGCGAGCTGCCCGGCTTGTCGCTCGATCACCGGAATTATCTGCGCGTCGCCTGGCGGCCGCGGGGCTGGGCCTGGGTCGATCCGCGCAACGAACTCGACGCCTCCGAGAAGGAGCTCGAGCTCGGTCTCAATTCGCGGACGCGCCAGGCGGCCGAGCAGGGCCGCGACTTCGAGGAGATCCTCGAGGACCTGAAGGAAGAGAAGCAGCTGATGGTGGAGCACGGCTTGGAACTCGGACCCGTGCCCGGCGGTCCGGGGCGCGTCAAGCAGGATGGCACGGCGACGGATGGGACCACCGACGGCACGGACAACGCGAACGGCAATGGCAACGGGAACGGCAACCGGATCGGTGCGCTAACGAGCCATGGGTAAGCCGGGGAGCGAGTCGTATGCGGCGATCCCGCCGAACTCGACGGGCCCGCAGGTCCGCATTCTCCAGGTCACGACGCTGGTGGAGGGCGTGCCGCTCACGGTCGAGATGCAGGTGGTCGCGATCGCCGACAAGGACGGCAACGTATTCCGCACGTTCACGGACGCGGAATGGCAGGACAGCGTGTTGTCGGAATTGTGCAGGATTCGACGTGGAATCGGGAAGCTCGTCGGGGATCCGTTCCTCGAGGATGAGCTCACCACCTAAACGAGGAGTAGGGTTATGCCAACCGAAGTCCTGATCCGGGGGCGCGTCAGCCGCGGCATCCCCCAGCCTGATGTGGATGGGGGACGCGAAGGCGAGCCCGTTCGCGTCGGCCGTTACAACGAGCAATACGCGCTCCCTCTGCACGCCAAGAAGCACCACTTGGCTGATGAGGGCTCCTACGTCACCTCCACGATGCTCCCGGGCGCGACGGCGCTACAGCACGGCATCCTGGCCGCGTTCGACGCGACCAAGGCGGCAATCGTCTTCCAAAACTCGGACTCGCCCGGCAAGACGAACGCGATGCGATGCTACCTGGACTACATCCGGTTCCTCGTGTCGATCGCGCCGACCTCGGCGACATCGGGTCTCTACGCCTCGGTCCTGGACCCAAAAGACCGGACCCCGACGACGCTCTCAAGCGGGTCAGGCGGCACTGGTCCGGGGACGCCGGCCACCGCGACGGCGTATCAGTCGCAGGCGTTCTGCCCGAACCTGGATGAAGCGCCCAACATCGTCGGGAAGCCGTTCTTTCCGCTGTCCACCGCGGGCGGGCTCCCTCCTGCCGTGCCGGCCGCGGGGCCGAACATCCGCACCATCGTCGGCAACGGATCGCTGCGCGCGCAGATCCCAGTCGTGGGCGACGAGTACATCATCGACTTCGGCGGCGACGTGCCGCCCCAGTCACTCGTCACGGCGGCGCCGGCGGGCGCGTCGCGGATCGTATCGGTCCATCCGCCGATCGTGGTCGGCCCCGGACAATTCTGGATGCTGCACCTCTGGTTCCCGGGCAACATCACGGCGGGCATCGCGTTCAGCGGGATCGACATGGGATGGTGGGAACGGTGAGCTTGCTGCTGCTCTTTCGGCGTGGCTACGGCGACTGGCCGGAGCGCGCCGAGGCAGCTGCGGAGACGCCGGCGACACCACAACAGGATCGTTTGCTGTTCGCGCCGAAGATGGAGGATGTACGGCGGCCGCTCGGCACCCGCCGGCGGCTGACGAAACTGCGCTGAGACTTGCGCAGGCGGGCCGGAATTCATAACGTAGTCGCATCGCAGGATGATACGCCCCTGGGGGCTCCACCCCCGGGGGCTTTTTCTTTTGCGGGAGTTCGGATGAGGAAGCGGCAGTCCAGTCCGATGCTCTACCGAACGGCGACATTGTCCGTCCGCGCTGTCGAAGGCGCGGACCCGGAGATCCTCGTCGCGTTCTCATCGGATACGCCGATCGAACGCTCCGATTGGTGGGGCGACCGCTGGATCGAAATTCTCGAGCACGGCAAGGGCGCGATCGATTTCACGCGCGCCAAGCAGGGACTCCCGCTTCTGCTCAACCACAACACGGATCAGCAAGTCGGCCGCATCGAGAATCTGGAAGCGGGCGACGACGGTGTGATGCGTGGAACGGTGCGGTTCAGTCGCAGCGCCCAAGGCCAAGAGGTGAAGCAGGACGTCCTCGATGGCATTCGCATCGAGACCTCCGTCGGCTACAACATCATCGATCGCAAGGAAGAGCAGGAGAAGGGAAAGATCCTGACCATCCGCGCCACGAAGTGGATGCCGATGGAAGGATCGCTCGTGCCAGTGCCGGCCGATTACACGGTGGGCGTCGGCCGCGCCAATGAACCGATCGCCCCCATCTCTACCGAGGAGCAGCGTTCTATGAAACCGGACTCTCCCGAAACCCCAGCTCCGGCCACGGCCCTCGCGGCCGTCGTGAAGGGCGGAGAAGACGCCGGCGCCGTGGAGCGCAAGCGCGTCTCCGAGCTGCGCGCCCTGCAGCGTTCGCACAGTACGCGCGTGCCCGACAAGAAACTGGACGAGTGGATCGAGCAGGGCACCTCGCCGTATCAAGCTGGAGACCAGCTGCTGCGCCTCTACGAGGGCAGCGCCGAGCCGGGCTTCCTGGCTGGCGAAGAGCCGGCCGTGTCGTCCGAGGATCTCGAAAAGGGCCGCTACTCGATCTCGCGGGCGATCATGGCCCAGCTCGATGGCGAGAAGACCTTCGAGATCGAAGTCCACGAGGCGATCGCCGCCAAGCGATCCGGGCAGGGTCTCAGGGTCTCGAAGAAGGGTCCGACGCTTTTCGTCCCGATGAACCTCTGGGTGAAGCGCGGCAAGACCATGCAGGAGAAGCTGTACTACCAGCGCGGTGCCCAAGAGGTCGCGACGGCCTCGAAGGGTGGCGAGCTCAAGTTCACCGAGCCCGGGCCGTTCATCGAGGTGCTGCGCAACCGGATCTTCGTCCGGGCGCTCGGCGCCCGGCTCCTCACCGGACTACAGGGCGATCTGCAGTTCCCCCGCCAGACGGGCGCGCAGACGGCCTTCTGGGTGCCGGAGTCGGCCACGGCGGATGTCACGGCGTCGAACATGGTGTTCGACAACATGAAGCTGTCCCCGAAGCCGCTCTCGGGAACCAACTCGTTCTCCCGGAAGCTGCTGGCGCAGGGTGTCGCGGACATCGACCAGCTCATCCAGCAGGATATGATCGCGGTGGATGCGATCGAAATCGACCGCGCGGGACTCGCGGGCGTCGGTTCCAACAACGAGCCGATGGGCATCTTGAACGCCTCCGGCACGAACTCGGTGACGGCCGGCGCGAACGGCGGCACGGTGACCTACGACCTCATGGTCGACCTGGAAACCCAGCAGGCGCTCTCGAACGCCGATATCAACACCTTAGCGTACCTGACCAACCCCAAAGCGCGCGGCAAGCTGAAAAAGAGCGCGCAGATCTCGGCCACGACCGGTATCCCGACGTGGTGGCAGGGCGAGGTCAACGGTTACCGGGCCGAGGCTACGAACCAGGTGCCGTCGAACCTCACGAAGGGCACGAGCACCACGATCTGCTCGGCGGCGATCTTCGCCCGCTGGGAAGAGCTGATCATCGGCCAGTGGGCTGACATGGAGTTCGTGATCGACCCGTACACGCTGGCCAAGCGCGGCGACATCGTGATCACGAGCTACATCATGGTGGACGTGGGACTCCGGCATCCGGCGTCGTTCACGGTCATCAAGGATCTGCTCACGACCTGAGCAAGGAGAGCTGATGCGTATCAAGATCGCGCCGGAACGAGGGGTCTCCTACAATGGAGACCACCTCGAGGGCGGACAGGAATACGAGGTCGACGATCATTTCGGTCTCGTGTTGATCTCGCAGAAGCGTGCCGAAGCCGTCGACGAACGGGAGGCAGTCGCTGCTCATCGCGATTCGTCGGTGAGACGTGCCACTCGGGGATAGCGACACTGCGGCGCTGTTGTCCGATCTCAAGGCGCTGGGTGAAGCGGTGGACGTGGTCCTGGGCGGCACGACGGTTCAGGGCGTGGTGCGTAAGAACCAGGACGTGCTGGGGCAGGACGGGCATCTGATCGAGCGGGTCGACCTGGTCACGATCAAAGCCGGCTCCCTGCCCGGCCTGGCGGTGGGCAGCACGTTGACGGTGGGTGGCGTGACGCGGACGGCGCGGGATCCCATCACCGGAGACGATTCGGGATTGACCGACATCGTGCTCGACTGACACAACATCTCGGAGGACGGTTATGCGTGGTTTCGGATTTGCGGCCCTGATCGCCATCAGCATGTTGTTTTTCGCAGTTGCGGAGCGATCTGACCTATGGAGTCAGGAGACGATCGTAGCCACGAGTGCGGAGCTTCTTTGCGGTGATTATTCTGAACAGATTGGCCAGTGTCTCACCGTCGATGGTAGGCGAATTGAGGATCTGGATCGCGGCATCAGCCTCCTCAGCCTTCGTGACGAGATAAGGACGGAGAGACTGGAGGACCGGCAAGAGGTCACGTCGACGACAGTACCAAGTGTGGTGCATCTTACGTGGCGGAGCCGGCTCGTGCGCGTGGATCGTGCCGCCGAGTCGTTCCTGGATGGTGCGGATCGTAAGAATGTCGGTCATGTTAATCCGCAAGGTGACACTCGGACGACTACCGCGACGACCTTGGAGCGAGATACAACCTTCTCCATCGATGAGACCGGCGCACCAGGATAGTTCTGTGGGCCTCAGCATGGTTTGGAAATATGGGCGATCCGCGAGAGTTCGGTAAGTGATTTACGCGCTGCGGAAGATTGTCGAGGCCGACCTAACCGTCGGCGCTGTTAATGCCCAGCTCGCGTTGCTGAATACGCTTTACAGCCTGGCCGTTCCGAGCGTGGCAACGATCGCGGATGGCGCGATCACAAGCATCGGCGGGCTCGCGGCGAACCAGTTCCCGGCGGTGCTCCACTACGTGGGCACGCAGCCGTCGAACGGGGAGCCGAAAGCTGAAGGGCATCGCGACATCCCGGACCTGCCGCTGATCCTGGCGGTCCACGTCAAGGACGCGGATCTGGCGGTGGCGCGGCAGAACGCGGAAGTGCTGCTCGAGGCGCTCTACCCGATCGTCGAAGGGCTGCGTGGCAAGGCATTCGGCGCGACGCTCCGGCAGCTGGTGAATGTGGAGCTGATCAGTGCGTCGATCGAGGAGTTCCTGTCCAAGGATGGCACCGCGATCCGGCTCGGTGGCGTGATGCGGATGAATCTTTTCGCTCGAACCCAGGGGCTCTCATAACATGCCACAGATCAAAGGGCTCCAGGTCGTCTTCGCCAAGCGGGAACCCGCCGAGGGCACGGATCCCGTGCCAACGGCCACCGACGCGCTCCAGCTCGCCGGCCCCGCCACGCTCAGCTGGGGCGCCTACCAGAATAACGAGCAGGACGAGAAGGACAACATGAAGCTCGAGTCCGAGGCGCCGCTCGCGCCGTCGTACATGTGGGGCGAGCTCGCGTTCCGGCTTTATGCGCGCGGCAAGGGCTCGGCTTACGCGACGACCGCTGGCCCCGAGACCCATGCGGTCCTGCCGATCTACGGGCTGTCGGATTCTTTCGCGGCCTCGCA